AGTTTCGTTGAAAACTCTCTTAAGTCTTTCTAAGTTTTAAATGCCCTTCACTACGTAAAGGGCTTTAAAACGTGAAAGACTAATCGTCATTGCTCATAGCAATACCCCATGTAACATCATCCCTTTCATCAACTAGCATGGCTAGTCTTTCAAAGACTTCATCTTCTTTTACCTCTGAAGAATGAACTCCTACTAAATCAAACTCTACGGTTACATAAATTTTTGCCATTCTTATCTCCTTATTTTGTTTTATCAGTGATTAGCTTTTTTTCCAGATATACAAATCCTTCATAGGAAATATTATCTCTAGCAGTAATTCTGAGTAATTCACTCGTCAACTCTTTGGTAGTTAGATGCTTCATGTTTCCATAAAGACATTGGAATTCCACTTGAGCTTGACCCCATTTGTATGCTTCGTTCATTTTCATCTCCTTAAGTCTTTCTAAGTTTTAAATGCCCTTCACTACGTAAAGGGCTTTAAAACGTGAAAGACTAACCACGTTGTCGTTGATCCATTTTCCAGCTCCAACCTATTGCATAAGCTAGAGAGGGAGACATATCAATCTTTAAAAACTCTAATACCTGAATAACTAATATTCTTGCTGTAGTATCTCCATATAACTCATCAATTAAATATCCATTAACCTGATCATTATAAGTAGGATACTCCTCACAAATTCCAAAATGGTTATCAATACATTTGTTCATATTTTTTATGCAATGTTCTACATCTTGTTCGCTAAATCTTTTCATTCTCATCTCCATATCTCCCTAAGTATCTCTAAGTTAGTTAAGTCTTCACTACGTAAAGACTTAACGTAACGTAAGAGATACTAATTGCTCACCATTTAACTATGTATTCGATTACATTTTGCATTGTCCAAAGCAGAACTCCCATAGGAGTTACTGCTATAAAAGCTACAATCCAGTGAGTCATAACCGAAGCAGTAGGTGGCATTAATGCTACTGCTATAGACATTATTCCTAATGAAACAACACTAATTAAAAGAACGTAAGCTATTATTAAACAGGTTTTTGCTACTATTTCTAATATCATTTGGATCTCCTTTTTATATTGAATAACTATCTTGATTTACCACAGTAAATACATTTATCTACTGTTATTAACTTTGCTTCTTTTGTTAGATATATACCATCTCCTTTTTTCCATTTACTACTATTAGTAGTAACTCCATTAGTAGAAAGATTAATTAATGCTATTCCTGATTTATATTTACAGATAATGATTCTCCTATATAAAAATGGAAAGATACTTGAGATCCTCAAGAGATATTCTTGAGGATCTCTTGATCCCGGTTAGTTAGAAAGAATCTCTAAGATCTTATCTAGCTTAGATTCAGTAGCCTTCATCTTAGCTTCCAAGACTGTAAGTCTTGTATTGGTAAGATCTTCATTCTTAATGATCTTTTGTTGAGGCTTGATCGCTACCACCTTTGGTGGTTGATTGTTGCTGTCTTTAGTTTGCTTGGTTGCTTTAGCAACACCAGTATCAAACTTGACAGTCTCTGAGATCGCTGTCGGTATCTTCGATACCAGATCAATCTTCAAGAAATCATTAACTTCGGAAGACATAAGTCTTCGGTTTTGGCTAGATAGCCAAGCATAGATTGAAGCTCTGAATCTTTTTGCCAGAACGTAGTTCTGATCAGATCCAGTAGAGATCTTGGCGAAATGGTTGGCTATAAGCCAAACTTGTCTATCTGAAGCAGGTCGTTGGTTAGTTGCTGAATTGTTCATAACAATTTTCTCCGTTTTTTCGTTGATTGAAATTTCCTTCTAAGGCTCTCTAAGTTAGTTAAGCCTTCACTTCGTAAAGGCTTAACGTAACGTAAGAGAGTCTAAGACTCCCTCTGCCGTCTGGAACTTCCTCTGCAGTATATGTTCCAGAATAGATGCTGATCCATCCATTCCACTAGTCGATCCCTAGCAACTTCTTCGCTGATAGAGCCTCTCTCAAAGGCTACGATGCAAGGTGCTATGTAGATGTCTTCTTGGTTGGTTGCTGGATTGCTCATATTTTTCTCCTATTGTGTTCTAAGTTAGTTAAGCCTTCACTACGTAAAGGCTTAACGTAACGTAAGAACTCAATGGACTGCCAAGCACCATCCTTTTTAGCTGGACTACTTAACTACGTTAAGTATTTCTAGTCTATGAAATAGACTAGCTCTATGAAGTCTATGATCTTTTGGTTTTATTTTTTGAAGGATTAGATAATCTCTCAAGTCTTTGTTTTCATTGAAAGACTGTAAAGTTAAAGAGTATCTTTACTACTCTTTAGAGTTACTTTCTAGGTGTCAAGCTCTAGAGTTCTTAGGAAGTTATAAGAACTCTAGAGCTTGGTGCTAGGTATAGATAGTCTTGGTAGTTTTTAAATCTCTCGAATAAAGAGAGAGAGAGCTTTAAAGTTTCACGCGCCTATGGGCTAGGCAGGAGGCCATGGTGCTACCCCCCTATATATACTAATACTCATACATTTTTGGAGATTTTGAACTGTCAAGTTTCAAAAGAATATTGGAGGGGGATATATAGATATAAAGATATATAGATTTTAATCGGGTTATTAAGATCTCTAAAGATACACCCCTTACAGGGGGATTACTGCAGTTTAATGATGGTTAGGTTGCTCGTCAAGAGCAACATCGCTGAGATTGACAATCTCCATTATATCTCTATAATTCAGAACCCATGAAAGAATTAACAGATAAACAACAGTCTTTTCTCAATCATTTAGTCGAAACAGGTGGCAATGCTAAAAGATCAGCAGAGTTAGCTGGTTATACTGCAGGACATTATCAGGTAGTAAAAGCATTAAAAACAGAAATAATAGATTTAGCAGAAAACATACTTGCTCAATCAGCCCCACAAGCAGCCTTAAAGCTTGTAGAAGTAATGAACTCAGATACACCTATACCTCAAGCTAACTCAAGACTACAAGCAGCACAATCCATCTTAGATAGGATAGGTCTATCTAAAACAGAACGTCTTGATGTTACCCACAAAGCTGATACAGGTTTATTTATCTTACCTGCAAAGAAGGAGACTATAATAGATGGAGACTACATGGAAGCCTCGTCCTCGTAAAAATAGAGGTGGTAAAGTACCTTTTGGGTACGAATCAGATCCAAATAACCCCTCTATGTTATTACCTATCTCTAAAGATCTAGATGCGTTGCAAGAAATAAAATTCTTAATAGCAGCTCAAGCTATATCTTTACGTGAAGGATCTCAGTGGATAGAGCAGAAAACAGGTAAAAAGCTTAGTTATCAAGGGCTTAAAGATCGTATAGATCATTGGAGTGACAATCTACCTGAGACTGATGTAGAGATGAGTCTACATGGATAATGATTGGGATATAAATCCTGATAGCTATGTAAAAGACTCAGAAGGCAATTTTGTTCTAAAGACTGATGGGACTCCTAAGAAGAAGGGCGGTAGGCCCAAAGGTTCTACTGGTCGTGGTTACAACTACCACAGTAAGACTAAAGTTCAAATGAAAACAAAAAGAAAGATCAGGGTAAAAGAAAAACAAATAGAAAAGACATCTAAGAAATTACAGGCTACTAAACGATCCTTACAATCTATTAAGAATACTGCAGAAAAACTGGAGAATAAGGGTGTCCCTAAAATTATTACAGATGAGGAGCTGTCAAGTAACCCACAAAGCTTACAAGATGAAGCACAAGACTCAATTATATTTGCACCTAATGAAGGGCCACAAACAGAGTTCTTAGCAGCAGGAGAAACAGACGTATTATATGGTGGGGCTGCAGGGGGTGGTAAGTCTTATGCCATGCTTGTAGATCCCCTACGATATGCACATAGATCAGCACACAGAGCTTTAATACTAAGACGATCTATGCCAGAACTAAGAGAACTAATAGATAAATCCAGAGAATTGTATCCTAAAGCTTTTCCCGGCTGTAAATACAGAGAAGTGGAGAAAATGTGGAATTTTCCATCAGGAGCTAAAATAGAGTTTGGATTCCTAGAAAGGGATGCAGATGTGTATCGTTATCAGGGACAAGCCTATAGCTGGATAGGATTTGATGAGATTACACATTTACCTACAGAGTTTAGCTGGAATTACCTAGCTTCAAGACTTAGAACCACTGATGCAGAAATAGTACCCTATATGCGTTGTACTGCTAACCCTGGTGGTGTAGGCGCACATTGGGTAAAGAAGCGATACATAGACCCTGCTGACCCTAATCTTACCTTTGAAGGTGATGATGGACTTACAAGAAAGTTTATACCTGCTAGATTAGATGATAATCCTTACTTGTCGTATGACGGCAGGTACGAAAAGATGCTGATGGCTTTGCCTCCTACACAACGCAAACAGCTCCTAGAGGGTAATTGGGATGTCAACGAAGGAGCTGCATTTACAGAGTTTAATCTTGAAGTACACGTTATACCTCCTTTTCAGATACCTATTAGCTGGGAGCGTGTAAAAGGCATTGACTATGGTTATGCCAGTGAATCTGCTTGTATCTGGGCTACATTAGATCCTAGTGATGGAACACTAATTGTTTACAGAGAGCTGTATCAGAAAAACTTAACAGGACAAGATTTAGGCTATGCTATTACAGAAATGGAAT